AACCAAGTTTTGGAACTTGTGTTTGGCAGAAGTGTAACCGTACACGCTTGACCGCCACCTGTTAGTTTTAACCCAAGGCACCTGTCTGCGTCTAACGCACCGTCCGCAATTGTAATGTTATCTGTTGAGGCGTTTGCAATGGCTCTGGTTCCCCAGGCTGTTGCTTGGCCTATTATTTCTAAGTTTGTATTTGTTGTATCACCCCATGTACCAGATTGCTCTCCTGAACCTATTTCTTCTAGTCTGAGGTTATTAACGTATGTACTAGCCATTTTGTAATTCCTATGCTGCTATAGTATTTTTATATTCTACGGTTTCCCAATTCGGAGTTTGAGAAGGAGTTACATTATTGTAACTCGGATTTTGATTTGGCACAAGCTCTTGATAATTTGCGTTTTGATCTGGTATTATTTGACCCCATGTTGCTCTTAAAGAACCTATCACCCCTGTGCCACTAACACCTGTGACTGAAACAGAAGCATCTCCTGTAATAGTTACAGATCCAACTGCCCCAGTGGAAGAAACGCCATTTAAAGTCTCAAATGTATTACCTAAAGCGGATGTTGCTGCAACACCCGTGACGGAGATATTTGCTTCACCAGTAACGGTTACAGAGCCAACGCCACCAGTAGCACTGGTTCCCGTAACACCAATTACACCGTCTCCAGTAGTTGCAACACCAGTAATAGCTGTAGTAGCTGTTACCGGGAAGGCAACATTAGTGTTCCATGTTCCAGTATTCCATCCCTGTATAGAGCTGTTCCACCCTTGGAATGCTGCAACATTATTGATAGACATTAGGCGATCCTAATTATCGCATTACTCGCATCAGCTGTTGGAAATACAATTGTAAAATCACCAGAACTTGCTGCTTTGTCTGCACCAAAGTCTAAGATACAAACGCTAGGGTCTCCAGACGCTGAATCATTAAATATCATAGCACCTCGAACAGCTGATATAGTTACGTTTGAAAAAACTTCATCTGCAAAATCAGTAAACGCTGTTGTGCTACTTGTTGTTGGATTAACGTTCCCAAGTGCTTGTCCTTTAGCACTATAGTTTGTTCCACTTATTTCATTGCTAGTTGTGTATGCAGTAGTTGCTGCTGTAAAACTTGCACTATTGGTGTACAAAGCAATGTTAAAAGTATTGCCCCCAGAAGCTAAGAAGTTATGTTTTGCTTCCATTAACTCCTGTTTAAATGAGGTACATAAAAAATTACCAGTAAAAGCCATCACATTCTCCTTATATATTCTGCTAGTTTAGGGTTTCCAGAATCTCTAATTGCGTTATATACAGTAGTTCTATCACTTTTAATAGCCTGGTGCATATAATTTGCAACTATTGCTTCTAATTCTTTTCTGTAAGCGTTAGCTTGGTCTCTAATAGCAGGTGGAGCATTATCAGAAATTCCTATAATTCTGTTAACGCAACGAACCGCTACTTCTTCTGGAGTAAAACCTCTATTATTAGTGGTTTCTACTGTTACAGAAAAGTCATTTGACATACTAAGTGAATTTGTTAACATTATGTTTTCTGCCTTATAATTTCACCAGTTCTGTATTGATCTGTTACTTCTTTAGCTTCTCCAAGATTTTTCAACCTTGACATTGCCTCTGCAAATCTTGAGCTATACATAGCCATAATATCTTGCTCCTCCTTCATATAAACACTTGCTTCTATTAAAGTGCCGTATAACAACGCTATTTCAGCATTTTCACTCAACCAACTAATAGTTGTGTCAGCTCCAGTAGAGGTTACAGTCGTTGTTGCTCCACTTGTTGCTCCAGTAATTGTTTCTCCATCTGTAAACGTACCAGAAGGAACTAAAATCGTAAACGTAGTAGAAGTTGGAATAGCTTTAATAGTAGAAACTACACCACTTGTTGCGCCAGTAATTTTTTCACCGTTTGTAAAGCTCCCAGTTGCCCCTACTGTTAACGTTAATTGGCTTTCAGTTAAACTAGCTGGTCTGTAAAAATAACTTAATGTAGAAACATAAGAACTATCAGGTGTTGGCCCAATGAGAAAATTATCAACATCAAATTGTGCATAATATTTTGGCGTACCAGTTGTTGCTGGATTTGGATTATAACTTTCAACAAAATCTAAATCTTTAAACATTAAAAACTCAAAACTACTGCTATTTGTAATGCTTAAAGAAAAAGGTGCTAAAAAATCACTAGGAACAGCTAAATATTTATTTCCTGAAGTCATATTACCAGCTGCATTTTTTTTAAAAACATTTAATTGAATGGATTTTAAAATACGTTCCTCAGATAATTCTACAAAAGTACCCATATTAGCAATAAAAGATGTTTCATTGTTTTGAGTGTAATTTTGCACTGCTTCTCTTAATGTTGTAAATGTAAAACTCATGTTGTTGTCACCGTAACCTCTCCTACTGATCCAGTAGAAACTAAATTATTGTCTGGAGTTATTCCTGGTATATCTAAAAAACCAACAGGATCAAACCCATACTGTAATGATCTTTGTTCAGTTAAATTTTGTTCTGGTCTTGGATTTCTTAAAGCTTGAGGATCTGGCCTTGTTCTAATTGGTTCTAATTGAGGATGTTTAGATTCCCACTCATCTTTTCCAACAAGTAAACCTGTCCATTCTTTACGCATATCTTTAAGTCTGTATCTGAAGCCAGAACGGTCTGATATACCGTATGCTCGTTTATTTGAGGCATACTTAGACATATCTATAACTTCTCAATTGAGGTGAGACTTGAAAAGAAGATCTATCTCTATCTTCATCCATGGCTCTACCTAGTTCTTCTTCGTACATTGGTTTTAATAAAGGTATTCTATCAGGAGCCTTTTTAACCGCTATATAATAAGCCAAGCCAGCTGCTAACGCTGGATAAAATCTAAAAGGAACTTGAACAGTATTTACGAATGTATCTGCATCGTCTAAACGAATTAAAGCATCGTAATATATAACATCTGTGCTATTATCTGGCAAAGGCCACAATTTTAAATTTGGTGTTATTTGCCTATCTAAAAAATATTGGGTAGGTCTGCTTTGAGTAGATTTTGTAGGAATATTTAAATAAGCGTCTCTACTTATTCTGTCTAAAGAATAATCTGTGCTATCTCTTTGTATTACTAAAGATAAAATATCTATTACATCGGCACTTAAATCATACTGACCATCATTGCTTGTAACAGTGAAACTTCTTTGTGCAATCGTCCATTGATTGATACCCCTGTTAGCCCAATCAGCGAATAAAAGGTTCATAGAGCGTTTAGCAGTTTTTAAATCATAACCAGTTCTAACTTCTAAACCACAACGTTCAAAAGCTTCTTCAATATAATCTGCTACGTCTAATTCAAAATTTTTGGATCCTGATACAGTCATGTTATTCCTCGTTATAAAGGTTATCGAAAACCTTGTTAACATCTAGTGTATAGTCTAAATCACTTTTTGAATAGTGTATATGTTGAGATGGTTTAAAATCAGGAGCGCCTTCTCCTGTTTGAAACCAAGCAGGGTGAGTTACACGCACACGATTATTAGGTAACGCAACAACATTACCTGTCCATTCCCCAGCATCTAATAGCTGAAGTACATGGTTTTGTTTATGTTGCGCTGGGTCATCTGCTATTTCTGATTCAGTGTAGTCTACAGTAAATAAATATTTTGCAGGATACATTTGACCATCTATTTTAGCCATCCAAGGGCAAGGAGTAGTTCTATCCATAACATAAACAGAGTTATAATGAGAGGCACAATCCCAAGGTTGTGCATCGTATGTTTCCATTGGCTCAGGCCATTCTTCTAAAGGAATGTCACCAACAAGCGCAGTTATGGGCATACGCGCCCACATAGCACCACCATGTACTGTGTCTTCTTTTTCTCCTTCAGCCTCATTCCCAGTGAATATAACCTGAAAACTTAAACATCTATTCGGTATTGTTGTCACACCAATAACCATAGCATGAAGAAATTCGCCGTGATAATTCTCATGGTTGTGAGTGTATTCACGACGAACCCATGCTTTAAAATAAGGTATATTGCTGTGCAAATAAGCCATACTTTATTTTTTAACTATTTTATAACCAGAAGGAAGAATTGCTCTTGCTGCTGTAAGTGATTTTTTACCGCCAGCCGCACCGCCTTTTGTCATGCGACGAACTTTTTTACCACCAGCAGCCCCACCTTTGGACATACGACGAATTTTCTTACCGCCCGCTGCTCCACCTTTAGACATACGACGAATTTTGCCACCAGTTCTGTTTCCTTTTTTCTTCATAGCCATGATAAACTCCTTATGATTGGCTTACAGCGCCTTTTGTACGCTTTCTTCGATTAGACATTACTTTACCGCAACCCCTTGCAACAGCAGTTTTTGGTATAGTTTTGCCATTAAATTTACGTTTAGACTTTGTTTCAACAACACCGCCATTGTTCATATTGCGAACTTTTGCTTTTTTAGTGTTGGAAACTACAGTTTTACCTTTTGCTCCTGCTGCTTTTTTCTTACGAGCAGTCTTGGCTCTTTCTGCTTTAGAGAGACTTTGAGCTTTTTTACGAGGCAAACATCGGTCAGGGTTCTTCTTATCTTTAGAAGTACCACACTTACCTTTTATCTTCCCATCAGTACCGATGCGAACCCAATCTTGTTTTACCCAATCTTTAAGCGCACCCATTAGCTTTTCTTCTTTTTCTTGCCCTTTGCGCCTTTAGCGTAATTAGGGTCTTTGCAGTATTTAGAAGCCGCCATATTTGCATAAGCTGAAGGATAAGTATCAAATGTTCTTTTAGCCCATGCTTTTCCAGAAGGGCATATTTTACTACCTTTAGATTTTTTTGAAGCGGCTCCACCCTTTCTAAAATAAGTTAAACCTCTAGGCATATCATCTTTTTTTTGAGGTGGCTTAGTAACTTGTTTTTTCATTTTACTACGACTTATTGCCATTTAACACTTCCATCTTTTACGAGCTTGACGCAAACGACTATTAGGATCTTTAGCCGCTTTTGGAAACTTTTTCATTTGACCCGCAGATCTAGCGCAGTAAGATTTACGTCTTTTAGCTGCTTTACTTCCGGGCTTTACCTTACCAGTAACAGCTGTTTTTAATTTGCTACCAGGGTTTTTTCTTCGATAAGCTTTAACACCAGCTTTTGTCATTCCCGCCCCAGACTTTGTGGGACGGAAATTTTTCTTATTACGTTTAGGCATTTCGCCTTTTTTAGATTTAGCCATACTCTTTCCGCATAGACATAATTACTGTATAGGTATCTGCACTGGTATGACCTACAGTTGTGAAAAGAACATCTCCATCTTTTCCGCTACCAGCATTGTTAGGCAAACCACCAAATTTGGTGTAATCATGGTTACCACTTTGATTTTCACCTAGTTCAATACAAAAAACATTAGTTGAAGCATTCCAAAGTATTTGAACCTTCATTCCAATGCACTGCCACCATATTTCCTCTATGACAACACCTGTACAAGCATCGCCACGAGAATTTGTAGCTAAAGCACTTACATCAACTTTAACAACCGCAGATTCACCAGAGCCATCAGAAATATTAGTAAATTTTTGAACTACTTTTTTATCACCATCTATGAGTGTCTGCGTCGCTACAGCATCAGCCATATTATTCTCCTTTATAAAAGTGGTAGGGGTTTCCCCCTACCTTAATTAGAACCTTTTATTACTGGTCGGCAAACGCAGGTGCAGTCGCACCTGTAACAGTTCCAAAGATTTGATAGTTTGTAGAATCTTTACCAATAATTGTAACATCAAACCCAGCAGGGACATTTAGTTGAATACTGCTATTTGAGTTACCATCAGAAAATACTGCACTTACTTCATTATCAGTGTCTAAAAATGTTACTCCGCCAACATAAAAATTAGTATTGCTTGGTGTGACAATTATCGCATCTGTTGCATCAGCCGCACCACCTGCATAAACAAATCTAAAAACAGATCCAGCAATTGGCGCTGGTAATGTATAAGTATTATCTTGACCACCATCTGGGACAAGCAAAACTCTTCCACTATGAGTGGCGTTAGTTAAGGTTACGTCACCATCTGAAAGACTTACAGGGCCATCACCTATTGTGGTAACCTCTGTAATTGTTCCAGTAGTAGAATCCTTGCTTATCGTTTTAAGTGTGGTTTCAGAGCGGACTGGACCGCTAAATGTTGTATTAGCCATATCAATCTCCTTGTCTTGGCAAATGTCAATCGCCCAATGCGACTGTCAAGGTATCTTTACGATACACCACCTTTTAACAAAAAGAAAGACTCTTTTATTCGCTTGATTTTTCTTTAAGAACCAATCCAAATATAGCACAAACTATACCTGCCCAAGTTAATATTGGCAGTGTTAGTAGAATGCCCAAACCAACACCAACGACAGCCGCAGCTCCATAGCTTGAAGGCTCTTTTAATCTTCCTTTAATCCAATCCATAATTTTCTCCTAATTAAGTTAAAAAAAAGGCGACATAAAGCCGCCTTTTTGATTAATTAACAAAAGCAATTAAGCTCCTGGTGACCCAAATACACAACGAGGATCACT